AGCAGCTCATAATGGAGATAAAATTAGACTATTAGTCTATACTAATTCATCGACAGCTACCATAAGAGGAGATAATGCTTTTACATACCTCACTGTCAAGCAGGTAGGATAAGCCTACCATGTGAACGATTCGATTGCCTATCTATTGAATTCTCTCCCATCTGATATATCCGCCATCGACCCTGCCAGTAGAAGTCCCAGACCCGTTTAGCTGAATACACTTGACGGAATTGTGATAGTCCACCCGGATAAATCGCTTACTGCATAATTCCCAGCATAAGTTTGACCAGTAAGATTAGGCACGATAGTGTATCCATTCAATGTCGTAAAATCTATTTTTTGGGACATATGCTATAATTAGGGTGTAATAACTTAATGAAAGGATAACATGAAGGAAATTGCCAACAAAATGCCTCGCTGGGTCAAGGCATTGATAGTGGCTTTACTTGGCGTAGCGATTGGCTTGCCAGTAGGTATTACTATCACACCAAAAACTGATGGAGAAACAAAAACTGTTGAGGTAGAGGTAAAGGTAGATACTGGTGGAGCAGTTGAGTTTGGCACAACTGATGAGCCAGTGGATATTACCAACGAGGCTATTGAAGCCGCCCCACAGGAAGATATTAAGACCGTTGAAACCGTAGACGGTGGTAAGATTGAAGAATTTGCCGGTCAAGGCGAGTGGTATCCAACTGATACTTACGAGAACTTCATTAAGGCCACTATCAATAAATGCGTATCAGAGGGAAATCCCTTTGGAGCACAGTGCGTCAGCCTCGCACAAGCGTATTGGACTTCGTACGCTGGTTACGGTGTAGACCTATGTGGGACTGGGGCTGCTCGTGGGATGTGGGCTTGTAAAGAGAACAATGCCAAAGATTCCTTTGTGCTGATTGATAATGCTGCTAATGTACAACCGGGCGACTGGATTATTACCAATGGTGGTACTTGGGGCCATGTTGCTATGGCTGTAGGGTATTACAACAACGGTTACATCGCAGTCTATGGCGAGAATCAAGGTGGCGTGCTTTGTGCCGAAGGTGGCTCACAACCAAATGTAATTAATCTATCTATGAGAACATTCTTAGGTGCATTTAGACCAAAAGATTATATTATCCCAGAGCCAGAGCCAGAAGCCCCAGAAGCTCCAGACACTAGCATTTTGAAATAAAGTATGCTATAATGTAGTTATAAGCTACACCTTACCTAGGGACCCCCGAAAGGGGGTTTTTGTTATATTGACAAAGCGCTAACGATTGCTATAATGGAATTAGACACGCTGTGGTGTAGCACCTCACTTTTCGTAATCGGGTTACTTGTTTTATCTAATTTATCCGATTATCCATACAATCAATTTTAGTATTTTCAGAATTGAAATCATAAGGTATTCAAAAACACTACCTAAGTCTTAAGTATAATACAAAAATTTGTTATTCCCACAAAAACTCTTTATCCCCAGCCACAGCCACGGGGATACTTTTTTATTGTGCGACATTAGCGTTTTCATTGTTAAAATGGTTATTCTGTGATATACTTTAAGTATGAAGTTCTACGACGCTATTGTGATTAAAGACAGCAAAGAATCCGAGAAGCGGCGCTTTAGGAATATTCTTGCAAACTCTGGACAAATTATGGAATCTGGCGAAGTTCGTGAGCTGGAAAACCTATATGTTATGGGCAGAGATGGTAAGCCTATTTCGATTTCTTCTCTTGACAGGAATCCTGATAAGCAGACTGAAGAATATACCGTAAAGGCACAAGCAGACCACGGAGCTGTGGTAGATGGTGAGTTAATCGACACCATTGAAAAGCAATTCGGTTCTTGCAAGGTGTGGCTTGAGGAAGATGGGCTACATGCACGTATGTATTTTGCTAATAATGATGCTCTAGCCGACCATGCGTGGGCTATTTCAGAGGACGCTAGCTATTCTACTGGAATTGACTGGTTCCCTGATGGCTACTATGGCGTAGGGCTTGAGATTGATAAGCCAATCGGAATATTACGGGAGATTTCGATGGTATTGACAGGAAACGACCCCCGTGCAAAGACTATCGATAACAAAGGCGACAAAGTGGCTGAGGCTAATGGTAGCAAGGACACCGAGTCGGATGTTTGTGAAGATAACAAATTAAACCAAGGAGAATCTATGGCTGACGAAACCAAAGATAACCTCACTCCCGACGAAAGCAAAGCTATTAAGCAGCGCCTAGCCGAGGAAATCGCTGGTAAGATTGTTGAAGTTGTTGATGATTTTACCACCGACGTCCCAGAAAGCGAAACTGAGCCGACTGCGGACAAATCCGAGGAAGTCGAAGCGCCTGCTGAAGAGGAAACTAAAGATGAAGTCGAAGAAGCTCCTGAAGCACCTGCTGAAGCTCCAGCCGAAGCGCCTGCTGAAGAAGCTAAGAATGACAAGTCTGAAGAATCTACTGAAGCGACCAAAGACTCCGTCGTGCATAATATTAACGTAAAACTAATTCGTGACCGTGCGATTAAGAATGAAGGTACTATGAAAGTTACTAAAGATACTGCTGCTGAAGCTAAACAGCTTCGCAATAAGGCTATCAAGGACGCTCTCAATGCTTCCAATGGCCACTTCAACTCTTCTTTTGACGCCGCTTACAAAGAGGCTGTCAAGACTGCTGATGGCATTACTGGTATCAGCACTCCACTAAACATTGCCCAGATTTGGACTGAAGCTCTCGAAAAATCTGACGGCATTCTTGGTTATTTCAACCACGTCAATACTCGTGGCCTACGCAACAACGCTCTTTCTTCTAGCGAAGAATACGGCAATCTTGCTCAGGGTCACAAAGCTGGCGATACCAAAGCTGATGAGGCTTTGACTGACACCATCCGCCAGGGTTACTGCAAGATGGTCTATAAGAAACTCTCTCTTGATGCTATGGAAATCTATGAGAACCCAGAACTTCTCGACTTCCGTGCTGCTGAGTTATTTGACCAGATTATCGCTTCCAAAGAGCGTGCTGCCGTAATCGGCGATGGCCGCACTTATGCTGGTTCTGGTCCAGACTATCGTATGTTTGATAGCGCCACTAACACCGGCTTCTTCCCAATCGTTGCTGACTGTGAAGCTCAGAGTGGTTATGGTACTCTCGTTGCTTCTAGCTACGATGTTTCCAGCATTTCTGGTGCTAACCTTTATGATGGTGTTGTCGGTGCTCGTGAATTTATCCGCTCAGCTGGCGCACAAATCCTTATCGTTAAGCCAAGCGTATTGACTGGTGCTTTCCAGGCTCGTGTCTACAACCGCTATCTCATTGAGCCGGGTGCTTCTGCTGAAGATATCTTCCGTGTAGAGCGTGTGTTCAACCCACTCTGGATGGAATATGCAGATGTTGACGCTATCCTATTAGTCCGTGACGCTTACACCACTTACGGTGAAGCTAGCGTCCGTGTCAAACCATTCTTTGATGTTTCTAACAACCAAGACATTCTCTTGGATGAAACTCCAAGTGGTGGTATGCTTACCCGCTACAAGGGTGCTGTTGCTATTAAAGGCCTCAGCTCTAACGAAAGCTAATTAAAGGAGAACTAAAATGGATTTGACGCAAGATGATTACACACTATTTACAGGGCAAACCGTAAATTATGATGATACCGACTGGGGTATTATAGTAGATGTGGCTGAAAGTCGCCTTGCGTCATTTCTATGCCTTGGAGAGTTCCCGGAGCTGAGTGAAACTAACCGAGATTTGGCTATGCTATTGGCTAATTTCATTGCAGCGGTCTTTGGTTTCCAGGGCGATTCTGGCACTATTGAATCAAAAAGTGTCCGAAACTTTACAATCAAATTTAAGAGTAGCGCCACCAACGCTTTTGAGCAGATTTACATGCAGTATGAGGATATTATCGAGAAATATACTAACTGCGAGATAGGGGTCAAAGTCGAGCGTACTCGTAGAAGCTGCTGTGAGGGATACTATGGATTTATCAATTTTTAGAGCCTTTGCAAACGCTATAATATACGGAGTATGGCAGATTGGGACTTCTAAGCGTGGTACAGTAATCGGTAGCCAATTTACTAAAGTTGCTGACCTCGATGTGGTAATAGATGAAGGGTCTAGCGCCCAAATATCTGTAACCCCTGAAGAGCTAAAATCCGATATGTTGGTCTATGTAAAGCCTGAGCAAATGCCTACACTTAGGTCTAACAAGCTAGTGTCTGGTTATATGCTATATGATAGCGAGAATGATGATTATTACGAAATCATTGATGTCGGTATCGGCAAGAATCAGCACACTGGTGTTATCGAGCATTTAGAACTTCGGGTGGTACAATCCGAGGTTTCTAATGAAGAGTAGCGTTAGCATTAAACTAGACTGGAATATGAGGGAGATATCCCTCATTAACCAGAGGACTGTCAATGGCTTGGTGAAGATGGGTTTCGATATCGCTGCACAGGCTCGAAGGAATGCACCATATTTGACGGGTGCTTTGCGTAACACTATCCGAGTGCAAGAGCAGGGTCCAAACAATGTCGAAGTCATTGCCGGTGGTACTTATGGTGGATATAAAGTCCCTTATGCGTGGATTCGTGAGCAAGGGCCTAACAGGAATCCTGCAACTGTTCACTACATGCAAAATGCAGCAGATAATATTATGCGTGGCGATTACCTCAAGAAATATTTTGGAGATATAACTAGATGATTACACTAGCATTACTAGAGAAGATGACAAGCGAGAATGTCGCTGGGTTGGTTCTTGACAAGGATTGTTTCTGGGAAGAAGCTCCTTTGCAGAACAATGGAAAGCCGGCAAGTGGTGTTTGGCTTGTTACTAGAGCTGGTAACGCAGCTAACTCTCCAAAAGGTTTGAATCTTAAGTCTACCGTTGACTTCTATGTAGCGTACGCTAATAAGCCTAAGGCTGAAAAGATTCATCAACAGATTCTTGAATGGATTATCCATAACCCATGCTTCTGCTCTTTGGTCGGAAGCGTTGGTGGCACTACTTATAACTTCTCTAACGTGAGATTGCGCCCAACTACTACTCCCGACAATGTCGCTATCACTGAGAATAATTTGGTCGTGAAGGTGGCTTCCGCTGAAGTCACATACGATATAAACTAACTAAGAAAGGCAAAAAATGGTAAATATTACTCAACTCCGCCGACTCGTCTTTGTCAAGACTGTCAATGGAACGACCACTACCTTTAGCTTCGAGCCAGATGATTTAGGTCAGGATACTGTTATGAGTATTAACATCGCTCCACGCAAGAAGTCCCGCACTTCTTCTTATGGTACGACTAATACTCCAATCAAGGGTACTCTCGACAACTTTTCGGGTTCTGTTTCGTTCTTACTTGACAACTTCAAGAACTTCGGCAAGGCTCTTAACTCTTGGAATCAGGCTACTTATGTTGGTGCTGACGCTAACGCTGGTAACATCATCGGTGACGCTTCTGATTTCTGTGGTGATGGCGACTACTTTGATGTTATCGCTCAGGGTATCTGCGACGATGGTTCTTCTGTTGATATCGAGCTTACTCGTTGTATTCCATCGGTTGATGATGATATTGAGTTTGGTACTAGTGAAACCACTACGGTCACCTTAAACCTCAACCCAATTATCTATAATGCTAACCTACATTCTACTGATGGTTACCCACAGTACAGCTATCGCTTAGGCGACAAGGACTTAACTGTCCAGAAACGCTTAAACGCTGTTACTGGTCAATATGTTGACGTATCGGAGTCTTAAGTAAAATGACGGCGCCTGAAATATCTCTTGATAAAGCGAAAACAATCGCTAAAGAAAAGCGAAATTTTCGGGCGTCGGATTTTTTATCTGAAGATGAGCAAAAGGAAATCAAGAAGAACAACGCCAAGGGCAAAGAAAGCCTATTCAATGTTGTAGACGCTTATGCAGCCGAGATTTTGGCTAGATTTGGCTATGACGCCTACATGGCATGGAAGGCCGGCGATATTTCTAACGATAGAATGCAGAAGTTTATTTTGGCAGAGAGAGCGAGGGATTCGCAGGTGCTATTCCCTCTGGAAAACATCATTGTCGCTAGTATGGCTGGTGCTAATAACCCAACTAAGGGCGGGCATACCCCAAAATCGTTACAAGTGGCAATTAAGATATTAAAGCAAGAACAGGAGAAAGCAAATGGCAAGTAGTACAGTCGGAACAGCAGTAATCAAGCTATCTTTTGACGGCAGTGATGTTAAAGCGGAGCTAGCGAAGACTTCTAGCCAGTTCAAGGAGGCTGGAACTAAATCTGGCAGTACATTCGGTAATGCTATGACTGTTGCCATGGGTTCTTTGATTTCCAAAGGAATATCGAAAGTCATCAGCTCAATTTATAACAACCTTGATTCTGCTATTAACCGTGTAGACGTTATAAATAACTTCCCTAAGGTGATGGAATCATTAGGGTTTTCTACTGATGAAGCTGCGTCATCAATTAAGACTATATCATCTCGTTTGGATGGTTTGCCATCTACTCTAAACGGCGTAGTAGCTGATGTACAGAAACTTACTGCTACAATGGGGAATCTTAATACTGGGATGGTGAATGCTACTTCACTTGGACTTGCACTTAATGATATGTTCTTGGCAGGTGGTAAAGGTACTGAAGCTGCTTCTAATGCTATGGAACAATACAACCAGATGCTTGCACAGGGCAAACCTGATATGCAAAGCTGGAGGAGTATTTTGAATGCTGCCCCTGGACAGTTAAAACAATTGGCCCAGACTTTACTTGGTGCTACAGCTAACCAACAAGACTTATACGAGGCTCTGCAGCAGGGGAATATATCTTTTGGCCAGATGAATGAAGCCATCGTTCGGTTAGATAAAGAAGGTGGGAAAGGGTTTGCATCTTATGAGAAACAAGCTCGGTCTGCTACCGGTGGGGTTGGGACAGCACTTGAGAATGTTCAAAACCGTATTTCTAAGGCAATCGCTAAAGTTATTGAAACTATTGGATCTGAAAAAATAGCTAATGCAATAAATAGTATATCATCGCATTTTGAAGAAGTTGGTGTGGCTGTAGGTAAATTTATTGTAGACACAGTTAGATTCGTCAGCCAAAATATGTGGATATTAGAGGCCATTAAAACTGCTTTAGTAGCTATTATAGCAGTTAATATCGGTAATAAAATATTAGAATTTAAGAAAAAATGTGAGACATTATTTGAATCATTAGGTAGGTTATTTGGAAAAATTAGTGCTTTTGTAGCTGCTCACCCACTTTTAGCGATTGCGTCAGCTTTAGCTGGGCTAGTAATAGGTATTACGTCAGTAGTTTCTCATGAGAGTGAATTAACTAAGGCTATAAATAATACAAAAGAAGCATGTGATAATTCTGTAAAATCTTGGGAAGACCTAAAATCATCTAGACAGAGTACTCTTGATTCTGGGATGAGCGAGCTTAAATATTATGATGAGCTCAAAGATGAATTGAAGGGGATTGTAGATGAGAATGGTAAAGTTAAAGCTGGATATGAAGATAGAGCTGCATTTATCGTGAATAAGCTGGGCGACGCTCTTGGGATTGAGATAAAATTACAAGATAACGTGATATCTAATTATCAGGAATTACAGACTGAAATTGATAAAACTATCCAGAAGAAAAGAGCAGAGCTCAGTCTTAAAGCTCAAGAAGAAGCCTATACCAAGGCTCTCCAGGATAGAGCAAATGTAGCTAAGAGAATCTATGAAATTGAAGATGAAATATCTAGAATAATGGCTGGAGAGGGGGGCATAATGAGGATTCCGGAGCTTGCAAAATCTTATGAGGAGCAAGTAAATTTGTATAGCGAATATGCTACTACTATAAAAAGATATGAGGCTGATTTAGCAGCTTATACGAAGGGGAGTTATGATGATATGTCACAATCTACCTGGAGTTGGGTAGATAACATTATAAAATCTGAAGATGTTACCAAGGAAGAATTAGAAAAAGGCTACAGAGAAACTGAGATAAATCTCGAATTAACAAAAAGATTGTATGCTTCTACTGGCGATGAAATATACAAAAATGAGATGATGCAATATCAAAATAAATTGAATCTATTGCAGAATAAAATGGGGCAATACAATAGTATTACATCATCGAGTTTAGCAACTACTAGACAGACCTGGAGCAATAGTTTTAATCAGATTATTGCTACTGGCAATAGTAAAACAGCCGAATTTAATCAAGTAGGTAGACGGGGAGTATCTTCGTTAGCAGCTGGTATGA